TTCTAATGTTTGGAAGTCATTTTTATCACGCAACAGTTAGAAAGTCAGTAGCCGTATTTGGTACACTTTTTAATAATATATCTGTTATTCGTAAAGATGGCAGTGGTGGTATATTAAATCAGATAAAAGTACCTTTGGCTTATGGGCCTAAACAAAAGTTTTTAGCTAGATTAAATGAAAATTTAAGTGAGCAAGGGATGGCTCTTAAATTGCCAAGGATGGCATTTGAAATTACAAGTATTGATATTGATTTAAATCAGAAACAAAATAAAAGAAATAAGATAACAAATCCTGGTACTGATAATTTAACAAGAGATAAAATAGATTTTCAAGTTCCTTATAATATAGGAATGGAGTTAACTATCATGGCAAATAGCCAGGATGATGGTTTACAAATTATGGAACAAATATTACCATTCTTCCAACCAGATTATACAGTATCAATTAAACCTATTGATGGTTGGACAGACTTTAAACAAGATGTACCAGTTGTTTTAAATTCAGTTGCTATTAATGATGACTATGAAGCTGATTTTTTAACTAGAAGAGTATTAACATATACTCTTGGGTTTACAATGAAGATGTCTTTTTACAGTTCTAAAGGTGCACAAAAAGTTATTAAAGAAATTGATATTGATTATACTGATTTAGATAATAAGACACTTATTTTGGCTGACCAAAATATTCAAGTTGATCCATTGTCTGCTGTAGAATCAGATACTGAAGTAACTGGAACTCCAGGATCAGGACAATATAGAGTTGTAACTACAATTGACTTTATAAACCAGCCACAAACACCAATTTTAGAACTACAAACTGATGCTGGAACATTTAGCGTTGGTGAAACTGTAACTGCATCTTCATCTGGATCAAGTGGTAGAGTTGGATCATTTACTAATATTGTTGTAGATGGTGCATTAATAAGAAAAGATTTAGCAATAGTAGATGCTGATGGTTATTTCCAACCAGGTGAAACTGTTACCGGTGCAACATCAAATGCTACTGGTGTAATTACAACATGGCGTGAATAATATGGATAAGAAAGAGAAAATTTCAGAAAGATTAGCTAAGAATTTACCATCAAAAAATAAATCAGACTTATCTAAAATTCCTGTAGAAAAAAAAGATATTAAAGATGATTATGAGTTTTCTCGAGAAACTTATAAAGATTTAATTAGAACTGGAACTTTATCCATGGACGCAATGGCTGAATTGGCTAGAGAATCAGAACACCCAAGAGCATTTGAGGTGTTATCAAACCATATTAGAAATATGGGAGAAGTAACTGATAAATTAATGAAGTTACAAAAAGCAAAAAAAGATTTGACTCAAGAAGAGAATAAACGAGTGACAAATAATAATGTCTTTGTTGGTAGTACTACCGATTTACAAAGAATGTTATTGAATAAAGATGATAATATTATAGATGTCGAACCAGATAAAGAATAATGAACTAGGTTATTTAGGCAACCCATCAGTTAAAAGAGACGGCGTTGAATCTGAATTTACCAAAAAAGAAATCCTAGAGTATAAAAAATGTATGGAAAGTCCCGTATATTTTGCTCGTACTTATGTAAAAGTTATTTCTCTAGATGAAGGTTTAGTTCCATTTGATTTATATCCTTATCAAGAAAAGATGTTTAATCATTTTCTTAATAATAGATTTAGTATTGTTTTAGCATGTAGGCAATCAGGCAAAAGTATATCTTCAGTAGTATACCTTTTATGGTTTGCTATATTCCATCCAGAAAAAACAATTGCAATATTAGCTAATAAAGGTGCAGTTGCAAGAGAAATGCTAGCTCGTATTACATTAGCTTTAGAAAATCTTCCATTCTTTTTACAACCAGGATGTAAAGCTTTAAATAAAGGTTCTATAGAGTTTAGTAATAATTCTAAGATTATAGCTTCAGCAACAAGTGGTAACTCAATTCGTGGTTTGTCTATCAATCTTCTATTTTTAGATGAGTTTGCCTTTATAGAAAATGATGGACAATTTTATACTTCCACATATCCAGTAGTATCATCAGGTAAAGACACACAAATTATTATAACATCTACAGCAAATGGAGTAGGTAATGTATTCCATAAATTGTGGGAAGGTGCGGTTACTGAAACAAATGAATATAAATCATTTAGAGTAGATTGGTGGGATGTTCCAGGAAGAGATGACCAATGGAAAGAAACCACTGTAGCTAATACATCAGAGCTTCAATTTCAACAAGAGTTTGGTAATACATTCCATGGAAGAGGTAATACTCTTATAGCTGCTAATCATTTATTAGCTCAAAAAGCTATGGAACCAATTTATTACATGGAAAATGTTTCAATATATAAAGAACCTATTGAAGGGCATAGTTATGTTATGACTGTTGATGTATCTAAGGGAAGAGGCCAAGATTATAGTACATTTACAATAATTGATATAACCACAGAGACTTTTGAACAAGTAGGTACATTTAGAGATAATAATATATCACCTATGCTACTTCCAGACTTAATATATAAATGGGCTAAGACTTATAACGAAGCATATATTATAGTAGAATCAAATGATCAAGGTGTGGTAGTATGTAATGGATTATATTATGATTTAGAATATGAAAATATGTTTGTAGAGTCAGTAGTTAAAAAGAATTCTATTGGTGCTACAATGACAAGAAGAGTAAAAAGAATTGGTTGTTCATCAATAAAAGATTTAATAGAACAACGAAAATTGACTATTCATGATGCTCAAACCATTATAGAAATGACTACTTTTGTGGCTAAAGGGAATAGTTTTATGGCTATAGCGCCTAATCATGATGATTTAATGATGAATTTAGTATTATTTGCATGGTTTACTACAACCGATATATTTAGTTCTATATCAGATATAGATATGAAAAATATGTTATATAGAGAACAATTACAAGCTATACAAGACGATATGATTCCATTTGGATTTATACCAAATGAGAATCGAGATAAAAGGTTTACAGAAGATGATGGTACTGTATGGTTTGAAGAAGAGGTTAAACATAAGGGACTGTTCTAGAGTTTATTTATATTATAAATAACTATGATTGAATAAAAACCGTATTATGTTAACTTAAAATATAAACCTTAATGAGAGGATAAAGCGATGGCATTTCAAGTATCACCAGGAGTTCAAGTCAAAGAAATTGACGCGACTTCCGTAGTACCTGCCGTTTCAACTTCTATTGGTGGTTTTGCAGGATCTTTTAATTGGGGTCCAGTAGAACAAGTTGTATCTGTAAGTTCTGAAAAGGAATTACTGTCAATCTTTGGTACGCCTGATGACAACACTGCATTATATTTCTTAACCGCGGGAGCGTTTTTGAAGTATGGCAATGCATTAAAAGTCGTTAGAGCTGCTAGTGGACATGACAATGCTACAGCGGATGGTTCAGGTCTTTTAATTAAGAACGACGACGATTACACTAATAACGGTTATGACGGTGGAGCTGGTTCCGTAGGTCAATGGGCTGCAAAGTTCCCAGGAGACTTAGGAAACAGTTTAAAAGTAGAGATGGTAACGGCTGACGTTACAACCACTAACTATAATAATTGGGCATTCAATGGCCAATTTGATGGTAAGCCTGGTACATCAGACTACGCACTTAACTTAGGTAGAAGTGCAAGTTATAACGATGAGGTTCATGTAATCGTAATAGATGAAGATGGACTTATCACTGGTGCAGCTAATACTGTACTAGAAACTTTTGCATTTATGTCTATTGGTTCAGACGCCAAGGCTAACGATGGAACATCTAACTATTATGTAGATGTTATCAACGCTCAGTCAGATTGGATTCGATGGATGGACCATAAAACAACATCTCCAACATGGAGTGCAGGTAGCCAACTAAAAGGCGCTACTTCACTTGCTGGTGGATTTGATTCAGTTGATTCAATAAGTCTTTCAGGTGGAACGGACGATAACGCTCCTACCACTGCAGAGCTGGCAACAGCTTATGATTTATTAGAAGATGCAGAAACAGTAGATGTTAATTTATTGTTTTCCGTACCAGATGCAAATGGTGCAAATACATTAGCAAATGATCTAATTTCTATTGCAAACGTTAGAAAAGATTGTATGGCTTTTGTATCACCTCCAATTGCAGATACACAAGGGTCTTCAAGTCCGGCAGCGGACGTTAAAGCCTTTGCAGATTCTCTAACTTCAAGTTCTTATGCTTCTTGCGATTCAACAGCATTATATGTCTATGACAAGTATAATGATAAGTATCGTTACATTGGAGCAGCTGGACATGTTGCTGGACTTTGTGCTAATACAGACCAAGTTGCTGATTCATGGTTCTCACCTGCTGGTGTAAATCGTGGTCAACTATTGGGTGTAACTAAATTAGCATTTAATCCTACGCAATCAGAAAGAGACACTCTGTATAAAGCAAGAGCAAACCCAATTGTATCATTCCCTGGACAAGGAACAATCCTGTTTGGAGATCGAACATTATTAAGTAAACCTTCAGCATTTGATAGAATCAATGTTAGAAGATTATTTAATACATTGGAAAAAGCAATCTCAACTGCGGCTAAAGCTCAGTTATTTGAATTTAACGATGAGT